TTATTCTACAACTTCCACCCTATCCGTCCATTTTGTAAATAAGGATTTGAAACCGTCATAAGCTCCATCTTCTCCTACATAGTCAAATCCATCGCCTTTCGCTTTTTTGACTTTTGCATTAGTGGCCATTAAACCCGTCTTAGTAAGGTAGTACCACTTGCCTTTGTCCTCTAACCATTGAGAAGAAAGCATACCGCCATCCTCTCCGAGATAGTACCAGCCCTCCGCAGTCTTAAACCATCCCTTAATCATAAAGCCTGCATTGTCGAATGCGTACCACCTGCCATTGACATAGTGGAATCCGCCCCATACAGGCACATTATCCTTGTAGTATAGCCATTTATCCTGCTGCTGTTTCCAACCCTCTAATTTCGGCTCTTGTGCATTCCTAGAGGCTTTCCGTTCTGCGTGTAGCTTACAAGCTTGATAAAAGCACCAGCTTACAAATTCCGCGCACCAATACTCAGATAGTGCCTTTCCTCCGTTGTACCACATTCCGTATTTAGTATAGTTCTTACTCCCTCGGTTTGCGTGTTTATCATCGAGGCTATTTGGAGATGCCTTTTCCTCGTAGCCGACTTCTTGCCTTGCCACTTCCAGTAATTCCTCTACGGTGCAAGTATCATCTCCATATACAGGTCTTCCAAATCCGCAAATCCATGCTCTCGGTGCAACCTTAAAATTATTGTATCTCTTCTTCCGCACCTCTCCGCCGTTCCTGTCTCTTTCTGCACTGGACGTATTTCCTTCCAGTGTCTCTAAATCCTGTGCTATGACACCATCGACTATACCAACATGTGCGATTCTCTTTTTCTCTGTGCTAAAGTAAAAAGATACATCGCCCGCTTGTGGTTTTGTATGCCACCGCCCGGCACGCTTAAATTGATCCGCCCCATTCGGTGTAAATTTAAAGTAATCTCCGCATAGTGCTTTCTGTCCTCTTTGATAAGGATTCATATATCCCCCTTTCTGAAATGAGAAACTTTTTTCTCAACTCTTCTCAACTTTTCTCAACTCTCCAATAACAAAGGGGAACGATCCTTGACCGCTCCCCCTCGTCCTTACTTCTTCAGATTCACTCCCGGACCTGTAGTCTTATCGGGATTCGGTGTTACTCCCGGACCATGATTGACATCCTCATCGCCTACACCTCTGCCATAGCCGACAGGATGCACGGAATTATCAGCCTGCCCCTTGCTGGGAACGGGGATATCCTGCTGCTTTGCGTCCTCATCAATTCCTTCGTATCTCTCAAATGGTGCATTCTTACTCATGGTAGTATCTCCTTTCTTAATTAGATAACTGCTTCTTAACTTGGTTTGCCCCCGTAGAAGCAAGACCGCTTACGATTCCAATCGCAATGGCGTTCAAGATATCCTTTGCAGGAAAATCCGGCATGGTCTTCATTGCCACAACTCCGAGGATTGCCCCGACAAATCCGCAAATCACCGGGATAAACTTACTGTCCAGCTTCTCCCATGCCTTGCACCCCATACCAATTAGGTAAGTAATTACTGTGATTGCTACCACTGCTCCAATTCCAAAATCCATTTTTTACTCCTTTCTTGATGTTATCGGTAGTTCTTCAACCTCTCGTACCATTTTTTCAGCAAGACCATTCCCGCCGATTGCCTTATATGGTTTGTAGAGGTATTCGATTAACTCCCGATACTCTGCATTTGTTATGCTTCCCCTAGCAATGTATTCCTCTGCTTGGAGTCTGATTCTTATATTCATTAAGCCTTTTAAGCAGGCAAGAATATCTCTGTCATGCTCTCTTAGTTTTTGCCGTGATTGAAATACATACAAGGCGAACGCCCAAAATCCGCTACTTGCAAAGATTGCCCCTACTATCCCTAAGATAAATGTATTGCTTGTGATTATCTCCATTCGCTCTCCCCCTTTCTCCCCTATGGGCTTTTTCTTCATACTAGCGTTAAGGGTGATTTCATTCCCTCGCAATAAAAAAGAAAAGGGCAAGTTTCCTTGCCCCCCCTCTTTACTATTTAGCCCACTGCTTCAAGTCCTTTTCCGTATAGAGTTGTTTTCCATCGTAGGTGATCCGCAATATCTTTTTTAATATTTCATCCGATACAGCCGGATTTCCTATTGCGTCTTGATAAAGCTTCTTGTACTTGCTTGTTACAGCACTCTTTATACTGCTACGAATCTGCTTATCATCAGTCCCTTTCGCCTTTTGGTACTCGACATAGGCGGATAGATTATCTTTGTAGCCTTCCGACTGTTCAAAAAGACTTTCTGCTAGATCCTCGTTACTTATCGGTTTCAACTTCGAATAGGCACTATCTACAGCTTTGTTTATCATTTCTTCTGTATAGCTTTGCTCTAACAAACTTTCCTTTTCTTCTGTATAATCTTCGCCGTTCAGCTTCTTTTCAGCCATAAGAGATATAGTTTCGTCTTTTGACAAGTTTCTTTGCAACGCTTCATTGACAATATCATCCGGGATTTGATTTTTCAGCTTATTTACAATGTAGTTTCCTGTTTCCGTATCGCCTAATGTGTAAGCCTTTAATGCAGATTTTAAAAGGCGGTTAAGATTGTCATATGCCCCCTTATTGTTTTGGTGACTCGCCTTAAACAGACTTTCGTCTCTCTCAAACTGCGCTTTTACATTGGCAAGCGGACTGTCATAGATAATTGTATCGTAGATTGCTGCAGTATCTCTAGCTAAATTGTAAAGGGATATTCCGCCAACATTAAATGCTTTTAATACTTTATAGCCTGCACCTATCCAAGTTTTCTTACTCTTTCCTGTCGCAACATCATTTATCTCTTTAATTGCACCTAGCACATCCTCAAGTGGTTTTGTTGCAAGATTATTACTATAAAATGGCTTTCCTTGTAATATATTTATACCAGCAGAAAACAAGTCCTTTGCTATTGGCACCCAGTTAATCGGGTTTATATTTTCAAGGTAATCACCAAAGAAATGGTCTAACCATCTCTCTCCGAATTTCTTTTCCTTATCCCTGTCACGCATTGCGGACACCAAAGAAGCCGCCGCCGATACCATAGCACTACTTACCAATATACTGGAAAGAACACTTCCCACTTCTCCGGCAGTAGCTTTTCCCCTCTTCACATCATAAATCAAGCGATACATCATATTATAGGTTTTTGAGGGTTCGCTCATAAAGGAGGTCATAGTTCTTGCCATTGCGGTTTTATCCTTCATTGCGTCGGTTCTATTTAAGACGGTATCTACAACCTGCGTTTTATCCACTATATCATTAAATATATCTGCCGCCGCCTTATAATATTCCTCTGATCCTTTCTTTAGGCTTGTAGTATCTTCGACCTTCTTTTCTGCTGCATACCACATACGCTTCCATGCCGCTTCGTCTCCTTTTTCAAGTAAGAAGAAGCTAACTGCATTGATTTTGTCCATTGGGCTCGTCTCCCCTGTTAAAAGGCTTCGAGTACTGCGCCCTAAGTTGATGTCGTATGAGCCGCCCAATGCTTTCCACTTGGCTATAGGTGCGTACTTTTGGCAAAGTTCCCACTCCTTATTTGCTTCTGTAACAGGAAGGCTAAGCCCCTGCATAAGGTATTTCGCTTCTATTGCTCCCATTGCTCTCATATAAGACATAGGTTGTTGCACCGCTACACGCAAGTTATTGCCGATTAAAGCCCCCTTGTATAATCCCGCAAGTCCATAAGCCATTTTTCCTATTGGAGTATCCTCTCCACGGCTTCCATTTAAGTCTCTAAGGAGATTCATATAGTATTCAGTGCCACCCTTACCCATGACACGGGATATTTGTCTGTGTACGGAATCGCCGTTTTCATTATTCATATTGTAGAACTTTTGCATATCAGTAATTGCCGGAAAATACGCACTATAGGAAGTCATTTCGTCAATATGCTTTACCATTACATCAAAAATATCATCAATGACAATAGGATTATATGCTTCCTTCTGCAGCGCTTTTGTCATACCCTTGTTCTTTAGGGTAGACATCATTTTTTCAAGGTCTGCATTTTTCATGGTAAGGCTGTCGCTATCCACCTTAATCGGGAAGTAGTTCTTTTCCGTAAATTTGTCATAGCCATATACCGCATTACTTGCTTCATTCCCGTACATTGCAACATCATTAGAAAGAAGGCTTCCTATTAACTTAGCAAGCGCAATTTCCTTTTCTCCCAAATGTTCCTTTATAATCGCTTCTGTTTCTTTTGCGGACAGCTTATAGGTCTCTGCAGCATTGGTGGTTTTTCCAAGAATTCCTCCCGGATTTTCCTTAATTATGAAACCGCCAAGTTTGAAATCGCCCTCTTGCCGTTCGCCTGTTTCGCTGTTTGTTATTTCCCCGAAAAGGTGCATTCTTGCTTGGTCTCTCAATGTGTAAAGATACATTGACATTAAGCCCGCCTTAGTCATTTCTACAGTATGTTCCTGCATATCGTCTAAGCTTGTAGCCGTAAACTTTACCCTGTCTTTCGATAGATTCTCTGTGTCCTTTGGAGTGATTCCCAGTTTTTCCATCCCCTCATGGTACTTGTCCATAATATCCGTAAATGCAAGCGTCTTTTTATCTCTTGCATTTCTAAGCATTTTATAGATCTTGTCGCCACCATCTCCCATCGTGTGGAAATAGCTAAGCGGGTCCAGCATATTAAATTGCAAGCCGTTCTTTATTGTGCCTGCAATGGTTCCATACTCTGAGCCTGTCTTTTCTTTCTTAAGGTCGCTTATTACAGCATTGGACACATCGCTAATTCTTTCGTTGCTCTGCATGGAGATATATTTATTTTGACTCTCTACTATATGCTTAAACCCTCTTAGGCTGTCCCGCAAAGTCTGCAGTTCTTCCGTACTAAGACGGTTCATGTTTCCACCGATTCCATCTACAGCGTCCTTTATCTCACTAAGCCCTTCTACTAAGCTTGGATCTATAGGGAAATATACGCCCTTTCCGTTTTCTTCCGTGAAGACATCACCGTTCTTCTCTGCCTCTTGGATTCTGCTTGTTAATGTTGCAAGTGCCGTCTTAAATTCATTTGCCGTCATTTCGATTTTCGGCTTCTTCTCATAGAAAGCATCATAAGAAGAAAAATCTACAGCGGAAAGCACGGGCACTAAATCTTTTAGTAGCACCTTCGGCACATGGAGATTATCAGTCGGGTTTACCGCCATTTTCATCAAGGCTTTACTATCCCTTACAATCTCTTTCTTATAAATCTGTCTATGGCGTTGCTCGTCCTGCTTCTGTCTGTAGGCTCTGTGCATTTCAAGGCGGGCTTGATACTCTGCACCGCCACGGCTTAAGAGCCTAGATTCTGCGTCTATGAATTCCTCATGGCTAATAAGACTACTTTCATAGTCTTTTCTAAGCTGCTTAATCTTATCAAGTGCCTTGGTATACTTCTTCTGATACTCTGCCTGTACTTCTGCCCTTGCCTTTTCCTTTATCTTCTTATAGCCGTCCTTGTACTTCTGATAAAGCCTTTCATCTCCGACGGAAAGAAAAGCGTCATATATTTCATCGGAAAGCCTATCGACCGCATGATCGTGCTCTTCTCCGGGGAAGGCTTCATATACTTTAGGCGTAGCCATTTCGTAGGCTTCAATAAGGTTATTCAATTCATCGGTATAGCTTTTATCGCCCGTAACAAGGTAAGGGAACGCTTCTGTAAAACTCTTATATACATCGTCTGCGTTTCCCCTGTTATCTACTGTTGCTTTTCTGAAATCAATCTTTCCGAAATACTGCTTTCTAAGGTCTCCGTACTTCTCATACCCCAAATCATGCAATTCCTTTTCAGTAATGTATATCGGTCTTCCGCTAAAGAAATCCTTTACCTTGTTATAGTCCTGCACCTCGGAATCTTCCTTGTAGGTGGCATTCTCTATAACCTCTCTAGCAATTGCACGGCTTACGTTCCGCACCTCTCCACCTTCAATATCTCTTGCTTCGCTAAGGTACTTATAGAAACCGCTTAACTGATCCGCAAGCTTTGCCTTACTAAACTGCGAATTGTACTGTGAAAGTAAATCACTTGCAATGCGGTTTACATCGCTCCTTGACGGCTCGAATCGTGTTTCTGCGTTCAGCACATCGGACAGATAGCTATTCTCTTCCTTTAGGTTTTCATTCTCCTCTACAAGGCTGTTATAGTATTCTTCGGAAATGTCCAGCTGATTGGGAGTGTTCGTTCCCGATGTTGTACTTCCCGTACTGCTAGATTGTGAATTCGTAAAATTTTGCAATTCAGTCTGAAAATACGGCTCAACTTTAGCCGAATTATTTCTTGCATTCGGGTCTACATTTTGAAGAATCTTGTTGACATCCATTTGAAAGCGTGCTAAATTTGCGTTGATAACAGAGGTTGCGGGTAAGACCAAGCTTACGTAAGTTGGGGCTGTGCCTCTGTTTTCTTCTTTGTAAAAATATTTCATATGTCTTTCGCTTGGATCTACATAAATAATATTGCTTTCATAATTGTGAAGATAATTTCCAAATCGGTTTCTGCCATAAAGTGACTTAATTCTATTTGAAACAATACTAATTTTTGAATAATTAAAGCTGTCAGAAGGGTGTACAGCTACAATCACTCTTTTCCCATCACCATCATATTCGTTCGTTACAACAACAAAACTACAGTTCATACCTTTATCGTCTGACCTAATAATAAATGCAGGGTTTTCGATTGCTTTAATATCTTTTAATATATCTTTCGCAGTTAATTTATGCGCAGTTTTATATTGTGCTTGTTGCGGTGTCAAATTTAATTTTTGTTCTATTTCAGTTTGAGTTTTTGCCTGCACAGTAACAACATGTTCTACATCCATAACCATAGGCAAACTATCAACCCCCAAAATCTTAGTAAGGATCTTCGGCGTCTCTTGAATATAAACATATTGATTATTGTGCGTTCCTGTCTGATAGATATGGTCAAGTAATTGCTCGTGTGCTTTCCCTTGATTAATAACTTTCTGCAACTGAACCTGCGACAGTTCCCCGCTGTCGCTGTTTTCTGTTACCGCTTCATATTTCGCCATATTCTCTTTGGCCATTGACATAGCAACAAGCCATGCATCCCTAGTCTCTTCGTATCTTGCTAGGTCTTCTCTTAGTGCCCTACTTGCCAGTCTCTCCCCGTTATGGCTGATTAAGTCCTTGAACGATTCGATAATATCATTTAGCCATTGCACTACCTTCATTCCGAGGCTCTTTTGCTCTTCCGTTCCATTCACTAACTTATTGATGAATTCCTCGTCATTTAAGAAGTGCATAGTGGAATCCGCAACGATTTCATCCGTGATTTCCTCATTGGATAAATTTCCGTAAGCCTGCTTATAGGTTTCAATAAGGGAATCTAAATCAGTGTTCTTAGATTTTAAAATACTGTTTAAGGCAAGCCCCTTGAACCAGCCGTAATAGCCTTGGTCTGCTCCGTCGCCTGCGTACTCCTTTATCCAGTGTGTCATTTCATGCGATACAGTTCCGAGAATGTTATCGCTTTGCAGGTCGATAGTGATAATTCCCTTTCCCATTTCATAGGATCCATTACTTGTGTTTCCGTCTTGATACTTGGAATCTACGATACGGAAAAGAATACCTGTCTTCTTTCCGAGCGCACCTAATACATTTTTCAGATTCTCCGGCGCATGCGGAACGCTATCCATTAGCCCGCCTGTTCTCTTTTCTATACGCTCTTTATATTTTATGTTCCACTTGCTAATAGCATTCTCGTAATCCTTTACTCCCGCTTTGAATAGGCTTTCTCTCTGCTCCTTAGAAAGCAGTGCCATGCTTGCAGTCTTTTCCAGGCTATCCTCGCCATCCAGATTATAGTTATACCGCCCAAGGTTATAAGCGTGTGTACTTGCCTTTATGTATTCGGTAAGCGGTACGCTTCCGTCATAGTTCTCTACAAATGCCTTTCTGCCCTCTGTATCGTAGTTTTTGGAAAACTCCTGCAGAGGGTTTTTATAGTCGATACTCTCTCTATTTGCCTTGCTTAGATTCTCATTGATTGCATTTTCAAGCTTTGCTTGTTGTCCTGCTTCTGTATTTGAGAAAAGCGCATAAGGAACAGAGCCGGGCTTTTCCGCTTCGGCTTCTTCTTGGTGATTATCTTTACTTTCTTGAAGATTATCTTTACTTTTCAATTCCTCTTTCCGTCTGTTGTAGTCCTCGATAGCCGCATTCTCTACAGCATTGGAAAGATATCCTCTATCAAATTCGGTTATTCTCTGCCCCTTAGCTTCTTTTTCAGCTAAGCGATTCGCTACCTCATGGATTGCTTTTCCTTCCTCTGTGGTTGTGTCGGCGCTCTCGGCAATCTCTTTAAAGTTGTTTACATCGTTATACTGTGCCCCGTTTGTGAATGTATGGCTTACTCCTGCAAATCCTGCAGACATTCCACCCGATAAAGCACCGGCCAAGAAACTCATTCCTGCACTGCCTAATCTGCTTGCGCCTGTATTCAGCACTGCGGAAGTATCACTCTCTCCGTTTTCCTTCCTGGCAAGATATTCTTTTACTACTTCGGATTCCTTACCCTTAATAAAAGCGTCTGTTACATCATTCGTAATATCTGTTAAGAATTCTTCAAAACCTTCTTGCCCCGTTTGTTTTAAGACATTCTTTGCAATTTCCTTTCCTGTAGTACCTAAGCCATTTTTAGCCAATTTAAGGAAGTTTAAAGTCGGTATAACTTCCCATGCAGCTTCCGCTGCTCCCTTTGCTACGCCACTTGCTAGCATTTGATTCCGTGTTATATTTTCATTTTCAGATGATTCTAAAAGTTCTTGGTTTGCGGCAGAACCGCCTGCAAGGGCAATTCCAACTGGTCCGAACAGATAAGCGTTTGCCATTGATGCCAAGCTGTCTACACCAACACCGCCTGTAAAGTTTGCCACATTTTTTAAAAGCGTATTCTCTCCATCGTATTTCAACCCCATGCTATTACGATTGGCTCTTAAGTATCCTTCACGAATGGCATTCGTTGTCATCGCCGCCTTCATATCATTTGGTTTAAGCTTTTCTTTAGTAAATGCCTGTCTAGCAATATTCTTTAAACCGTCTGCCCCATTGTATGCATTTGCCGCTACATATTGAGCCGCACCAACAACAGGCGCAAGTTTACCAACAATCGGCTTTTGTGACAGCCTATTTAAATACTGGTATTCTTGTGTGTCCTCGTAAGCATCCTTTTCGATAGGCTTAAAATCTTCCGGCACGCCCGCTTTAAATGCCGCATTGCTTGTGGCATTTTCCGACTGGTACTTTTTAAGATTATTCATTGCCTCGCCATTAAGCATTTGCCCTGCGCTGTACTTTTTCGCCAGGCTAACATCATTTGATGGTACAGGATTTGCCATTTCTACTTTTACAGGGGAATAGGAAGTAGGAGCAGTATTAACCTGCTCCGTATTCGCTCTGTATTCGGTTTTAGGAAGTGCCTCTTTCTTCGTATTCTTTAGGATATATCCTTCAATTAATCTTCTATTTTCTTCTCTTTGCTTACCGTCAAACCAATCTCTCGCTCTTCCCATCTTATCCCCCTTTTATTAATAGCCCCGCTTCTCTCTCGCTTTTTTCAATTCGTTTCTCGTGATATAGGTAAGCGGATCCTCTAACGATGTATCCAGGTAGTAATCTACCCCGTTTAATTCTTGCGCTGCTTTTAATGCGCTCTCCGGCGTAACAGCAGGCCGCGGATTGGCAAGAACATTATTCGCACCCTTTCCAAAATACGGCGATATGGAATCCATTATGTCCATCACATGCCTTGTCGGAAGCCCCTGCACTCTGATGTAGTTCGGTTTCTTAGACTCCTTTTCCTTTTTTGCTCGTCCTCGACCGCCACCGCCGCCGCCACGGCTTCCACCTGCAACCATTCCTGCAAGTGCCTGTTTCGTTTTGTCGATGTTCAGCCTTGCAAGTTCATTGTCAAGGTCTTGCGCTTCTTTCTTCATGGCGTATTCCTTCGCCCACTGCTCCTCTTTCATTGCCATTTCCCTATCAAAGTTCAGATTGTCATTGTCCATCTTGTAAGTGTTCATATCCGCACTTCTATCAGCGTTGTATTGCCCTGCTAGATGGTTCGTACCATTCCAGTAATTCGATGTATTGGCGTTATACACATTCAGATCATGGCTTCGCTCTCCGTTAAGGGCATTCAAGAAATAGTTTCTATCATTCTGCCAGTCTGTGATGGTATCTCTATATCTTCCGTAGTCGGTGTTGTCCTGCCCCTGGAATGCCTGAAGCTTGTTATACTCGTTCGCTTGATCGTCCCTATACATCTGATACGCCCTGTCTCTAAAATCCAGAGCCTTATCATTTAAACCGTTCATCTGGTTATCGTATGCCTGTTGTGCCACTTGCGCCGCATAGGAAGAACCATAGCCGCCAGACTGCGCCTGTGCATTCGCCATAGTGTCCTGCATGGCCCGCCTTGCAGAATCGCTATATCTCTGCGCATACATCTTGTAAATGTCATCATTCTGCAGGTCTTTTCCCGTATACGAGAATTTCTTCTGGTTATAGATTCCATCGAGTAGATTGGAAATCTGGTCTTGATACTTACTCTTAAACGGATCCGGGCGATTTTCCTCTACCTTTCTAAGCTGTTCTCTTCTGCCTTCCACTTCGTCCGACTCCATATAGTCACCAGGCATTCTTGAAAGTCTTGCGCTATAGGCGTTATATGCATCTGTCACCTGCTTAGACGGGCTGTATTTTCTTTCCGGGTAATTTCCTGCGCTGCGGGAAGAAGAGGAGGAATAAGTCATTGTTGCACTTGCTCCACCGCTCGGCATTCCTGCAGCATTCAGCCCCGCGGTTACATTTGCGGAAGGCGTATTGTTTCCCCCGAGTCCCGCACTATTTCTAAGCTGATTTAAAAGGCTTGTGTTTTGGCTTGCCGTTCCGCTGTACCCTGTCATTCCAAGCTGGCTTGCAAGCTGTTTTCGTGCAGCAAAGGAACTTCCCTGCCCCTTCTGATTTAAGTAATCCACAATAGAATTATTCAGTGCCATCTTTTCTCCCTTCCTTTTCCTCTACCGTCGCCATGCCTGTAAGCAGTTGATAGGCTGTGACGAAATTCGCCATGTTGGATATTCCTGTAATAGATACTTTATTCAGTAATTCCGTAGCCTTTAACAAGTCCTTTTCCTTTATCTCCATGCTTTCCCTTCCTTTCCGTAATTCTTTTATATAGTTCTTGTGTCATTTTGATTCTTAAAGGAATTAGTTCCTCATACCTTACTCCGTAGTAGCCGTTATTTTCTTCCACAATTCCACAAAGTCCGCATTCCTCTAATGCCTTTTTTAAATCCTGCGCTATATATCCTGTCCCTTTTTCCCCGCTTTCCTTCAATGTATAGGTCACAGGCTGAATCTTTCTAAATAGGGACAGTGCTTTTTCTCCGTCAACATCCTTTATGTCTTCCTTAAGTCTTCTATCACTCCATGATTCCCCTGTCTTATTTGATATAATTTCGGAACACCTCGCACGGTTTGCGGGGGTCTTTCTTCCATCTTTCCCTTCTAACCTGCAACTTTGCGTTACATTAATGTATTCGATATGAAAATTGAAATCCGTTCCGTGCGGGTCTCCGTCTGGATCTATTTGCTGATTCCATCCATATGTTGCATAAATATTCCCCGAAACATTAATCTCTCCTTTAAAGGTTGTCGTGCTTTCCGTCTTTGCGTCTTTATCTATCGTTCTATCAGATGTCCAAACAACACGCTTTCCTTCTATGCTATCGGGATTGCAATCTATCAGTTCTGCGCTTGCCCCCATCATGGTCATGTTGGCGGTATTAATAATTCCTGCACCGATAGATGTATTTTCCGCGCCGATTAAAGAATTCCCGCTGATTAGAAACCCGCCTAATTTTCCCGTTGTGGCATTGACTTCCCCTTTAAACTGAATCCCCGCTTCGTTTACCTTGAATCGTTCCGTATCCACCTTAAAGCGTTCGCCTTGTAGTTTTATCCCTTTTCCTGCGGATAACTCCGTATTTAACTCCTTCACGACGTCTTTTTTCTTGACCGAAAGCGAAATCTTATCAGACAGAATCTTTACATTTGATTCGATATCGCTTTCAATCCCTTGAATACGGTATCTTATCCCCTCAAGACTAACCGTATATTCGGAAATTTTCCCTCGCAATTCGCCGTATTCTTTTATGAACTCATCCGAGAAAGAATCTTTAAGGGAAACATTTTCAGAGGCATAGCGGATTATCTTCTGATTCTGCATGAGTAGGGCTTTTACCTTATCCATCTCTTCCATATTTTTCCCCCATATCTTTTAATACAGTATCCAGGCAACACATAATGGAATCGTATCTAAGCCCATATAGCCCGTTTCGCATTTTGTACCGATATTCTTCCGGCGTTTCCTGCGCTATAAATCCCGTTGCTTTTTCTCCATCTGCTTTATAGGAAAAAGAACACGGATTTAATTCATTAAGCAGCTTATATGCTTTATCTTTTTCTATTCTCCGAATGTTGTCCTTCAGCCGTCTGTCACTCCATACAACGCTGGAAAGAGAAGAAGAGACGTAGTAGCATTCAATATTTCCACTTGCTACAAGACCGCCCATAGGGGATTCGTTTTTGTTGTATCTACTGCGATACCGCTTATCAATTCCATAGTCCTCGACCTCGCTTTCTTTAGGCGTTGTCTTATTTGATGGGATTGACTCTCGATACCCTCTTTGAGTAGTGTACAGTTGCATACTGGTGCAGATCATGCGCCCGGAACTTTCAATCGCACTGCAAGAGAAATTCCCTTTAAACTTTGTATCTTTCAAGATAATGTCTGCAAAGTTTCCTTTTGGTGTCGCATTAATATACACATCCCCGTAGGCATTAATTTCCTTTGCATCCCCATACCGACCTATAACATTTCTTGCATTGATCCTGGAATTACCTTTCCCATACCATGCAGAACTTCCGTTTTGATCCGTGCTAATTTCCCAGCCTGCAATACTTCCGCCTGTTGCGACTATCTCCCCTCTTGCAACAGCTCTAGTATCATTTACAACAAAATTCGGGCTGTTTATTTCCAGTCGATTTCCTGTAATCTCTAGCGTGTCACCGGAAAGATTGATTTGATTCGTCACATCGCCTTTACTTACAAGAAGCTTTATCCCTTCTTCCGATACCTTGAGTTCAGACTTTATCTTGTTCTCCGTCTCTTCAACTTTGGAAAATAGCCCACTCATCCCTATATCGAGTAAGGTAAGATTGTGTCTTGTCTCTTCGTACCGCATTAGTTCATCCGCGGAAAAGTTATCGTCCGGATCCAGAGAAGAAAAGACATTCTGCACCGCCCTGTTAATTCTTACTATATGCCCTTCCACATCCTTTATTTCATGGATAGATTCGGGCGAATCCGCTTTATAAACCATCGCATAACTCCTTTAACTCCTGCATGGCTCTTGCAAGAATGCCGTCTAATTTTCCGTAGCTTATGGAATAGTATCCGCTTTCCATCTGCTCCACGATTTCGTATGGATCCCCGCCGTCTAGTACTTCCTGCGCAATGAGGCCATAATGGATTCCCTCAAATTCCTTCAACTTGTAAGAAACAGGGCGCAAGGAAAGAATGTATCCCAAGGCATTTTCAATCGGCTTAATATCTGTCTTTATTCGCCTGTCACTCCATGCAATACCTGCATTATTAGACCAAACATCATAGCAGGAAAGATTTTTATCAATCACGATATCGTTACATGACCCGCAATTCGCATAAACGCCTTGACAACGAATATCTTCACAGTTGAACCATCCAAAATACGTTTTTTCCGTCACTTCCACATTGCAGTTTTGCAAATCCATGTAACAATCTGTAATGTCGTCATAGGTGGCTATGCTTAAATAATTGCTTATATTTATTGTCGTACCGCCTAAACCGCAAGCGTAAATAGTATCACCTGTCAGATACGCGCCTTCTCCATCTCTTGCAATCTGGAATCCCCCGAAACTTCCGCTTTCCGCATTGACTGTTCCCGTAAGGCTTAAATTCCCCGCCTTGTCCAGCTTAAAATTTTTAGAATCTACCTCTAAACTGCTCCCGTTTATCACTATCTTTTCGGGGGAAAGTTTTATCTCGTTTAAAAGATTCTCTTTACTTGCATAAAGGTTCAGTGCCCTTGTGCTCTGCTCTATTGCTGTTCTTGCGGCCTCTTCCCGGTTCTCAATGGCAAGCGTGAACCCGTCCATTGAATGAACGAGTTCTACAGCCTTTTCTTCGTCTTGATAGAACTTCTTGTATTCAGACGGTACGATGTTATCCCCGTCCACATTCTCCGAAAGAAAACGGATTTTCTTGTTTAACTCCGTAAGATACAGCTTCACTTTATCAAGATTATTAATCTCTCCTATCGTGATTTTCGGAACAATAAAAACGCTCATCGCTCACTCCCTTTCCCGATAGTCTTACTCATGCCGTAAAGAGTAAATTTCCCATGCCCTGCAAGCTTGTACTGGTATCTTTCACAACGCTTTAACTTCACAGGGATAAGATAGGTGTTCCGCTTATCTGCTGTGATAGATGCTTCTCTTCTCCATATTTCTTCATTGTCATAGCGCACGTACACAGTGCATTCTGCATCCGGCTCTAATTCAATGTTAAACTGAAGAGATCGCACCTTCTTCTTGTCAAGCGTGCCCTCTTCCAAATACACGGACTCAAGATACCATTCTGTGTTTTCATGGTCCTGCATATCGTCTGCCATTGTGTTTCTTGAATAAAGAGGGTACTTGCCATTTAAAGGCTTTTCATAAGTGGAATTAAGATTCCCTGACGCATTTACAAGGCTGTATATTTTTCCTTCTATGTCAGCTTCTTTTATCCACAACTGATTTTTAAGGTCAAACACATACATGGATCCTTGATTATCATTTTGCAAATAAACGTAATACTTCCCTCTCCACTGCCCCGCAATGGCATGATTCCATTTGACTTTCAGCTTGTCCGATACCGATTCGGGCATTCCCCCTTGATATATCATCACAGCGTCACGGCTTACATACATTACCGCTTCATTCACATGGCAAAGAGAAGCACTGCACCCTTCCATTACTCCCCTTGCTTCTACGGTATCAAGGCTGAAGTTTGAAGGTTTCGTGCCGTAAATCGTATGGATGTAGTTTTCTTTAAAGAACACAACATAGCCTTGTTGACTGATAACTCCTGTAAAATCCCCGTCACTCCCGACAGACACCGCATAACTGTCTGCCGCCGTGCCTTGGAAGCTGCTCCAATTGGTCGGGTCTCCAAGCTTGCACGCATAAATCTCATGGTTCGCACTGGAGCACCCCCACAAGCGGTTGTTGAACTCGCAAACGTAATCCATATCGGGAACTTTCCGAACAATCTTCACTCCGCTTTCTTCCGTGATACTTCTTAGAGACGCACCGTTTTCATCTACTGCGGAAATGACAATAAAGTCATCGCCTATCTCCTTTATTGCCTTAGTGGTGTTCAGAGTCTCCGTGTACTGCGTGAATCCCGAAAGCGATACAACATCATCCCTCTTGAAATTCTTTCCAATGTTCTTCCCCTGAATCTTTACAAAACTAGAACCTTCCGAAACAGGTGCAATACTGATTTGTCCTTCCTGAGTGTAAGAGGATTCCATATCGGTCAGTTCTTCCGTCTTTGTGTTGAATACCTGCTTATCGGGGAAAATGCAGATGTATGCGCCCATGCCAACCAGTACCCTGTCTAATTCCACGGTCTTTTTCAATGCTATTCTTTTTTCGTCATAGATAAGAGTATTCTTCCCGAACATATACAAGGAATTCTTATAAAAGATTTGTACAGGCTCTTCCGATTCAGTAAATGGCACATTCGGTTCACGCAAAGTAAGGGACGGGAATAGCCTTGATGATATGTTTTTCATATCTAAAAACTCATTATCCGCCCCAACACTTGACTGATTCAGTCCCCCGAACACGCCGATACTCTGCTTCGCTTTCCCTAGTGGATTCATTTGCTTAAAATTCATCAGATTAACCCCCTTGGCTTCCTCTCGGTATGAATGAGATAGCGATTCATGTAACTAAGCCATGCCTCTTTTTCTGCCTGATACGCCTGTACGTCATTCGCATAGCTTTCTATTTCATCCTCTAAGAAATCAATCTTTGCTTTAAGGTATGCGATATAGATACCGCTGAAACGGCTGTCTAAGAGAACTACGCTATCCATGTCATATGGCGTGTAGGGAAGAAGCACAGGAATCCCCCTGCGAACTCTTACAAGCCTCTTCTCTCCACCTACCTCTATCTCTTCCAATACCCGCATGCCTTCGTTCTGCGCTTCTCCGTCTCTCATCCTGCTTTCTAAGGGATTCCCGATATAGTACGGATCTGTTCCCATGATGGTCACGGTGCTTTCCACCATTCCATCTCTAACGGCATCTCCCTTTAATTCGTCCTTCTCTTTATGGAGATACACCCTGGCCTGAATTGGCTTGATATGCGCTTCTGTTCCCCTTTTAAAGGCTATATAGTGGTCGAATATCTCCGCTTCCACTTCATTTAAGAACTGCAATTTAAAGTATTCGCTTGTGGCGTTCGGTCTTGCGTCATCAACAAGAGAAAGAATCTCCCCTACTGTAATTTTCATCGTTTCCGCTCCTTCCTTTTTTATTCATTGTCCTTTATGCTCTGTATATTTTCCCAAGCAAAAAGAGGGGACACCCCCTCTTTACTGAGCCGATATTCTAAAGCAAATCGGAACATATGGTTTAGCGTTCAACTTGAATTTCTTCTCCCTTTCGCTTATTCCATCCGGTATCTTTCCAAAGACTTTTTTATAGGAACTGAACCCTATAAGTGTAGATCCTTTTTGTATTGTTCCCACATTACCGTTTTGCCCAAATGATGATGTCAAAATCACAAAGTCATTGGCTAGTTCCACAACCCCCCAATCGTTATTAAACAATGGGTATACAATGAGTTCCGTGTCTAAGGCGGATGTATCTTCACCTCGACCAGATTCGTTATCAGATTGCAATCCCATGATGATATTAAGTAGCAACTTTTGCGTGGTAATCATTTCACTAGCTTCAGGTGTCCAAAAATACACGGTCTCAGTACTATTAACTCGATTTGGTGTAAGGAATGTCTTAAGCCCTACAAGCTCTTCTAACTGTGGGTCATTCATTATAATATTATCAACAAGTTTTTTTAAAGTTGCCGGTTCTTTAGAAAAATCATCTATTAGTCTCGTAATTTCAGATTCTTCTAACATTATCTTGTGGGGATAGTCAAACGATATAAAGTCTATGGACTGTCTCATCGCAATATCTATTCCTGCCACATAGAAACGCATTTTTTCCGTTCCGGGTATGGTTGTTGGAATATCTATATAGTCGCCAACTTTAAACATACTGTAGCTATTATTAGAAAGAGCTGTCTTTATAGCCTCAACAATTTCACTAGCTCTTTGATATGACCCATTCACCTTTGACATTAAGTTTTGATTATTACTTTCTAACCAGCTTATCTTAGATGTTCTTTCTTTTACCCCTTCTGCAATGCCGTTTATGACATTAGATAATGTCTCTCCGTCTACTAGGGTCGTTTTTCCGAAACTATTAAGACCGCCTGTTCCTCCGCTAACAGTCTCCTTTGCAAGCCCCTTGTAGTTCGTCTGCGGCATTTCCTTTTTCTTTAATTCAGAGCCTACAATCGTTACGGCTTCTGCTTCCGTGATTCCGCTTTTTACCTTTCCGACTGCTGTGTCAACATAGCTGTGCAACTCTTCCGCGGTAACGCCCCCAGCTCCACCGCTTGCCTCGGCCTTCTTTAACGCCTCTAGCGTCTTCGTCTCGGATTCCTTTGCCTTCTGTGCCGACTTTCCCGCTTCAGTCTTGAACGCTTCTGCATTTGTCTCTGCAGTCTTTGCCATGTTTGCGGATGCTTCTGCTTTATCCGCATTCTGCTTTGCCTTTTCGGCATTGGAATTCACTTCAGTCTTTAAGGCCAACACTTCGCCCTTGATTGTATTTACCCCATTCTTTGCCGATACAGCTTCATTCTTTGCGTTTACTGCGTCTATTTTCGCTGTGGTAGCCTCGTTCTTCAAAGCCGTAACCGCTTCTTTGATTTTCGTCCCTTCCGTGATTGTGCTGTTCTTAGATACCTCTGCAGCGCTTGCGTGTTGCAGTGCCTCTGCCTTTGCAGAAACAGCTTCGTTCTTCATCACTGTAATTTCCTGCTTGTCCGCTAAAACACTATCCTTATAGCCTTTTGTCTCAGCGGAAACCGCCTTAATCTTCTCCTCTTCCGCAATGATATTTGCAAGAGAAGTATTTCTCTTTCCTTCGGCTTCTTCCCTCTTTTCCTCTGCGGTAACTCTCTTCTTCTCTGCTTCTACTCTAGCCTTCTCTCCGTCCCCGATTTGATTGAATCTCTTTTCCAACTGTTCAAGTTCCGAAAGACTACTCTTCGGGACGTCTTCCGTGCCAATCGATTTCTCGATGTACACTGCGCCTGGGTAAGACTTCCAACGACAAGAACCAGTACTATCGAATGCGTCAAGCTGGATGAATGCCGTTCCTGCATGGCTCATCGTAACGGAAGAAATCAGCCACCTAAGAATGATAGCATTATCCGTAACCACCTTTTCAAGGTCGCTTCGGTCAATATCCCGCACTCCTGCATAGCGAATATTCAGCTTAAACAAGAGATTTGCAAGGTCTACCCCGTCCCCCGATACCCTGTCGATGTGGAACTCCCTTACCGTGGAATCCGCTTCTCCGACCGCGCCGATGCTCTGCTCCTCCGCAGGAATAAACAGCGTCTTACTTCTTACTTTAATCATACATAAACCCCTTTCTTTATAAATAAAAAGGAGCGATGGTTTGCCCACCGCCCCCAAGCGACCCTTAGTCTGCTTTATACTCCATTGCGTCGGAATACCTTACAGCGTCTGTCTCCTGCTGAATCGCATTCCTTACTACTTCGGCAAACTCGGCGGGAATTTCTACTTCCTTGCCTCTTTCAATGCTCATCGCTCGCCCGTTTACACATACATATAATGGGCGCTTATGCGTATCGTCATAGGGAAGGAATACCTTCTCCGTCTTTGCCATGCTTGTCTCTACCGCTTCAGTCTTTGCCATATATTACCCCCTTAGTTTGCCTCGTGCTCGTTATAGAAGGATCCTGTCTCGATACGAACCATATACTGGTTTGTAAGGATTGCTACAGCCTTAAGAGCCTTCCACCCTACCGTTGCTCTCTGATTCAGCGGGTCAGACGCACCGGAAGAGCCTAACTGCTTTACGATAGTCTCTAATCCCTCGCCCTCTAACGCTGTCACTGCGAAAGCGTCTTTTCCAAGAATCAAGGAAGAGTACACATCGATAGAGCTTGCTCCCGCATTAATCCACTTCTTCGCTTCGGATGTCTCGTAGAACTCAACGCCGGACAAGTCGAAAAGGTAGCCGTTCTTGAAAGCGGAATTATCCGTATAGCGGAACAAGTCCTTGTAATCGGGATTCTGCTGAAGGTCGAAAGCGACATCCTGCGAAATGATACCGATGTACTTCCCGTTAATTCTAGGAGCGTTTCTCTTCTTCAAGGTTCTTACCGCCATTGCGATAGCCTTCGGTGTCAAGGTCATTGCAGAAGTCAATGCAACACGGGAAGATACCTGTCCTTCTGCGTACTGAACGTTAGTCCCGGCATTGATAACTTCGCGCGTCACGGTATCAAGCGTTCTTCCTGCTTGGTCGCCCAGCTTCTCCTGTGCTTCCAAAACATGATTGTCAATTGCGGTCATTTCGAGAAGGTCGGAAAGCGCTACATAATCACCGTACTGCTTAAGTGCAGTCGTTACGGTAAACATATCAAGTTTCTTTCCGTTCGGTGTCTGTCCCTCGGTTAAAGGAGTCAGCGCCTTTGCAAGCGGTTCAAATCCTCTAAACTCCATCGTCTTACCGTGGTTCTTCGGGATGTTTACCTTCTTACCGAACTGGTCATGAATGAGAGATGGGCCAACCAAACGGATAAGGTTCTGATCGTAGAACACCTTGTTGTTGGAAGCGGTCAAATCGTTATCGGATGCCGTGCTTGTGGTAAGGTTAAGCGGTGTCGGATCCGGGAACTGCAGAATCTCTAAAAACAACCCTTTTACTCTCTTTAATAAATTTTCCATAATCTCCTCTTTCTGCGTGTCAGAGGACTACTCTTTCTCCTCCTGATACACGTCTTATAATGTCTTCAATTTCCTTATTACTCATTTTCCCGAGGTCACTTCCTACGGGTGACAGAGCGGTTTTTCCGGTAGCAGATTCTTTTACATCGCCTTGCCCTGTCTTAATCTGCTTTGCTGTGTCCATTGCGGTTTGCTTCTTTACTGCCTGTGCGGTCTTATCCATAATCTCGTGCATATGGATAGCCTCATACGCCTGCAGCATTGTCCACCCTTGCGATAGCAGAGTTGTAAATCGCTCCCCGGTCTCTTCGTTAAGCATTTCCTCTTGCTCGTCAAAGTCGGGGTAGATTGCTTTTACTTCGGGAACTTGTGCATCCCACATAGCATACATTTCCTGCCGTCTCGCTTCTTCCTGCATGGCTCTTTGCTCTCCAAGGAGCGCGCGATTCTTCGCTTCCATTTCCTGCATTCTGCGATAGGCGTCTACTGTCATGCCTGCTTGGCTTGCGGCTTCGGTGAAAAGGTCTGACTTGCCTTGCAAGTACATAAAAAGGGAATTCGCGTCACCGTCCTGCGGTGCGTCCGGGAATGCGCTTCGTACCAAGTTAGACAAGTTGTCAAGTGCTTGGCTTCTCTCTCTTAAGCCCTCGTAGTCCTTAAAGCGTCTTGTGATTTGGCTTTGAATAGCTTTGTCATACTGCGCTTTTAACTCTGCATCCTCTTTTAAGAGTGCCTTAAGGTCTTTCTTAGGAATTGGCTCTACTTCGGGGATGTCTTTCTTCTCTTCCTCTTTCGCTACCTCTTCCGCGCCTTCTGCCTGCGCCTGCGCCTCTCCTTCTCCGTCTCCGTCAAACTGCAAAGGGTGTAAATACAATTTTTCCAT